ATGCGAGTTGCGATCTACGCGAGGATCTCCGCAGACCCCTCCGGAAACGAGCTCGGTGTAGGTCGCCAGCTCGAAGACTGCCGGACGCTCGTCGACCAGCTCAAATGGGAGCCGGTCGACGAGTTTGTCGACAACGACCTGAGCGCATCGAGCGGTGTCGTCCGTCCGGAATATGAGCGACTCCTCGCTGACGTCGAAGCCGGGGCGGTCGATGCAATCGTCGCCTGGCACCCCGATCGGCTCTACCGGCGAACCTCGGATCTCGAGAGGCTCATCCTCGTCGCCGAGGCGCACGGGGTCACCTTCCGGACCGTGATGGCCGGAGACATCGACCTCTCGACCGCCTCAGGTCGAATGGTGGCCCGCATGCTCGGAGCTGCGAGCACACACGAGGTCGAGCGAGCGCGGGAGCGGATGGTCCGAGCCCACCTTCAAGCCGCCATGAACGGCAAGTGGCGGCTCCGAAAGAGAGCGTTCGGCTGGACCCTCGGCGGTGTCGAGCTCGTCGAGGAGGAAGCCGAGGCGATCCGCAAGGCCGCCCGGCACGTCCTCACAGGCGGGAGTGTCCGATCCGTCGTCCGTGAATGGAACGAGAGCGGGCTGCAGACAGCCGGGTCGGCGGCGAAGTTCGACGGCACCGCGATTCGCGAGATCCTCACCTCGCCTCGGGTTGCCGGTCTCGCGACGTACAAGGGCCGGATCGTCGGCCCCGGCCAGTGGCCCGCGATTCTCAGCGAGGACGAACACCGGGGGTTGGTGGCCGTCTTCTCCAACCGCGCGCGACGGAGGTCGAGGACCTACGAGCGCAAACACCAGGGCTCGGGCGTCTACCGGTGCTCGGAGTGCCCGGCGACTGTCCACGTCCACCAGGACGGCAAGGGGAGGCAGTCCTATCGGTGCTCGGAATCTCCGGGGCACCCGAGCCGTCGAGTCGAGACCCTCGACGCCTACATTGCCGACCTCGTCATCGGGCGGCTCTCGAAGTCGGGTGTGTTTGACCAACTCTTCGCACCGAGCGTGGTGGTCGACCTGGATGCGTTGCATGCCGAGCGGAGCGGGTTGGAGGAGCGCCTCAGCGAGCTCACGGGCCTGTACGCCGAGGGCATCCTCGATGCCGAGCAGCTCCGCGAAGGTGCCACCACGATTCGCGAGAAGATCCTGACCGTCGAGCTCCGGATGGGTGAGTCTCAGATCGAGATCCCCGACTGGCTCCGGTCGGGTACCGCCGAGATCGCCTCCGTCCCTGCCCTCCGCCAGCGCTGGGAGGCCACGTCGGCGGATCGTCGAGGCAAGATCATCGGCCGACTCCTGGACGTCTCGATCCTGCGGTCGCCGAGCGGTCGGCGGCGGTTCTGCCCTGAGTTCGTCCTCACGGAGTGGAAGCTCCCCGAGATCCTCGAGCCGAAGGATGCCGCTGCAGTCGTCTCGTTGCTCGCCCCGGCCTCCGAAGTCGAGGACGACCTCGCCGCCCGATTCGCCGAGTCCATGACGAAGACCTGGGAGACGTACACCGAGGCGGCACGGCTGTTGTCAGAGGGTAACGACATCCAGGCGGTCATCGAGAAGTTGGGCAACAGCTAGACCCCTCGTCGACCCTCGAAACTCCCGACACCGGGAGGATGGTCCACCCACTGTGGCGATGTCGGCCCCGAGAACGCCTCGTCCTCCGAAAGTCACACAGTTCCAAGGAATTTGAGACTCTCAACCCGAGCTTGACCCTGTGACGTAACGAACACACGTCAATTTCTCGACCCCTTAAGTGTCAAACCCGCTACCTAAGGGGTGAAGTTTGACGAATTGTCTAGCCCTAGACAGTGTTTCGACGCCCTGACCTGCCCAGTTTCCCTTTACACGAAATGTGCCGGAATGTAACTTCGATCCCGTCAGCGCGGCACAGGGTAAGTGCCGCAGATTATTTCACGGTTAAGGAGAAATTCGAATGTCCCAGGAAATCACCCAGGAGTACATCTCGGTATCCGGTGCGGCCAAGCGCTTCGGCTGCAGCACCACCGCCGTCCGCCAGTGGATCGCAGACGGTCGAGTCGAGGCCATCAGGCTCGGACCGAAGACCATCCGGATCTTGATCTCGTCCCTCGATGACCTCATCACCGAGGTCCTGGATTCGCCCACACCAAACCTCGCGAAGCACATTCCGAATCGCGCCCGACGACTCGCACAGAGCCACGGCCTCGTCCTCACCCTAGACATCGGCGTGTTCGGGCTTCACATCTGCGACTTGCACGGCGCGGATTGCAGGGCACGAAAGGTCACAGACGTCGACGCTCAGCATGGGGAGCATCACGAGCTCGTTTTCGCCTCTCAGGATATTGAGCGGGTTATCGCCTACCTCGACAACCCATTTGGGCCCGAACAGGCCGCCTAACCTCCCCACCCCAACGATTCACACTCCGACGATCCCCGTCGCGAGATCACTCTCAAACACTCTCAGAGGCAATAATGAACGACTGCAACGTATCCGCACCCGGCAACGGCGACGCCCCACTCGGCCCCGCCGCCCACAATGTCCTCGAGCGCCTCCGCTCCCTCGGGATCCCCCTCTCCGGCGACGGACTGACGAGCGAATGCCCAGCCACCGCCCACAGCGGCTCCGAAGGTGCCGAGCTTTGGATCCACCCCAACGCGAACGGTGTCGTCCTCGAATGCGCGGACGGATGCTTCACCGACGACATCCTCGACGCGCTCGAGATCGTCGCCGAGGGTCTCGCTGACAGCTATTGGGAGCGGCAGCAGACCGCACGACGCAACGAGTGGCCGAGCCCGAACGAGCCGCACAAGGTCGCTCTCCGGATGCTCGCCAGGCTCTCGTACCAGGGCACGCCCACCCTGCGGTATTGGCGAGGCTCCTGGATGCTCTGGGAAGGCGTGAAGTACCGGGAGGCCGAGCCGACCGAACTCCGCCGTCACATCTACCAAACCCTCACGGACGCCGTCTACCTCAAGGTGGACGCGAAGGGGAACACCTCGCGGCCGAGGTGGGGTCCAGGAAAGACCAAGGTGTCGAACGTCCTCGATGCGATGGAGTCCGAGACCTTCCTCAATCCCTCGGTCGGATCGCCGAGTTGGTGCGGCGGGTCCGGCGTCTTCACCGCAGCCTCGACCTCGATCATCTGCGCGAACGGGATCCTCAACATCGAGGACAAGACGTTGACGCCACACACTCCGCGTCTGTTCTCCCAGATCTCGGTGCCGTTCGACTACGACCCCGCCTCCCCGGAGCCTGTCGAGTGGTTGCGGTTCCTCGGGAACATCTTCGAGCACGACCCCGACGCGATCCACACACTCCAGGAGTACATCGGCTACATCCTCAGCGGCCGAACGGATCTCCAGAAGGGCTTGCTCCTGGTCGGCCCGAAGCGTGCGGGCAAGGGCACGATCTTCCGAGTCCTGACGACGCTCCTCGGCGGCGAGGAGAACGTGGCCTCGACGGTGCTCGCCAAGCTCGCCAACAACTTCGGCCTCGAATCCCTCATCGGCAAGCCGCTCGCGATCATCCCGGACGCCACCCTGGACGATAAGAACCGCGACATGGATCAGATCGTCGAGCGGCTCAAGTCGATGATCGGCGAGGACACCGTCGAGATCCCGAGGAAGTACAAGACGGACTGGGTAGGCAAGCTCGGCGCACGCTGGATCATCGGCGCGAACGCCCTGCCCTACCTCGCGGACGCCTCCTCGGCGGTCTCCTCCCGGTTCGTGGTCCTGGAACTCGTGAAGAGCTTCTACAACCAAGAGGACTACACGCTCGGTGACAAGCTCGCCGCCGAGATGAGCGGGATTCTGAACTGGGCACTCGAGGGTCTCGATCGACTGAATCGAACCGGTAGGTTGACGACCAGCTCGCTGTCGCAGGAGCGCACCCGAGACATGGAGGACCTGTCCTCGCCGGTGTCGGTGTTCGTCCGGGAGATGTGCGACCTCGACCCCGAGGCGAAGACCGGCAAACAACAGCTCTTCGACCTCTGGGAGATCTGGCGACGCGGAGAAGGCTTCGACCGGATCAACGCCACGGTGTTCGGGCGCAACCTCAAATCCGCCGTGGCGAGCATCGGCAACTCGGCCAAGATCCCGCACCCCACCGACCCGAACAAGCGGCTCAACGCCTTCTCCGGCATCAAGCCGAAGGAGGACGCCGGGGAGCGTGCGAGTCGGGTGAGCTTCGGAGACGCCAACTTCTGGCGGGTGATGGCCGAACAAGCTGAGCCGGTGAGCCGTGAGGACTACTTCGCAGCGGACTACCCCTTCGAGGACCCTGAGAAGTAGCAGCGACCGGGTGTCCTAGTAGGTGCCGCCTGTCCCAGCCCGCCAACCCATCTGGGACAGGATCTAGGACACCCAAACCCGCTGGTCACCCCCTCTTTTTCTCTCTCTTGTCCTACTTTCCTAGATAAATACCAGAAAGAGGTAAAGATAGAGAAGAAGAGGGTATAGGAGGATATACAGAGAGAGTATGTATACCCACTCAAATCTGAGCCAGTTTTTCGCAGAAGTAGGACAGGACCTCGAGACGGCCCGGAATCCGCCTTTGACCTGCGGCGATTCTTGACAGGCCCGGAAAATCAAACTAGGACACGCAACTAGGACACGGAGATCGGGATGCCGGACACGGCGAATCCTCCCGGCACTGCCTGACCGGTGAGACGGAGAAGGCCTCGGGGACGTATGTGGCACCCCCGAGACCTCCCCGGTGATCGGGAGCGAAGCTACCGCCCCCGAGCCTCCTGGTGGATCGAGCGGGAGTACACCCCACTCGAGCACCTCGGTGGCCGAAGGCGAAGGCACCGCCCTCGGACACCGGAGAGCCGTGCCCGGTTACGACGGGCGCAGTTCTCGCCGAGATCGTACGACAGCCGGGTGACACGGTTTCATCGCACATATTGCGGAATATGTAAAAGTTTCTCCGAATGCTCGAAATGGGCACGGTTTTACTTGTCCGCTTTCTTCGCGATTGGGAGAATGGTATTCAACAGCCGAACGCCACATAGACGATTTATCCCAGGCCGTCGGCTCCCCATTCAGATCTTTTCAAGGAGAAACACATGGCTACGGAGCCATCCCCCAACGAATTCGAGGACAACCTCCTCGCCGCACTCAAGAAGTTCATCGAGGACATTACCGAAGCCGTCTCGACGGCTTCCGACATCACCCGCACTCTCCACCCGGTCCCGGCAGACGAGCCCTCGGTGGAAGAGGTGGACGCAGCGGCGTTGCCGGAGGACGAGCCCGCGCCCCTCATCGAGACCCCCCAGGTCTTCGTCAGAGGTGGAGGTGGAGGTGGTGGTGGAGGTGCGGGAGCCGAGACGCCAAGGGACAACCCGGGTCTCATCCGGGCGGTGGAGGCCCTCGGACAGCTGAGTGGTCGATTCTGGTTGATCGAGCCTCTCTCCGGATCCGATGAGGGTGTCGAGTACGTCGACACGGTCATCCGGCACTGGGCGGACGGTCAGGTGCGCATCCTCCGACGTAAGCCGGAAACCGTCGCCGACAGCCTCGAGGCCCTCGGCGTCCTGAACAAGGTTGACGGTCACTTCGCCGCCCTCGAGTCTGCGATCGAGGAGATCGCCAGCGTGCCCGACCGGATCCACGCCCGGAACGCTCTGCGGGCAGTTCGCCGGACGATCGAGAAGGCCAGCGGCACAGAGGACGGTGCGGCATGAGCGAGGCGAGGAAGATCCAGAAAAAGCGCCTCCTCTATGTCGCGTACCTGCCCATCGTTCCCGAGATGCAGGGTGCCGACGCCGAGGACTTCCTCGACGCCACCGAGTTCGTTCCGGACGACACCCCCACGGATCTCGCCCTCAAGGCGTACGGATGGGCGAGGAAGCTCGTACGGGCAACCGACTTCGGAGATCCCGAAGCGGTGGAGGCGCTCAACGCCCTCGGTCTCGGTGACGCTGGCATCCAGGACCGACTCCTTACCGGTGGTGACGCTGGCAAGGAAGCCCTCGGCGAATTGGTCTCCGCCCTACTCGCCATCGAGGACCCCGCCGAGCAGGCCGAAACAGCGGTGGCCCTCTTCGGCACAGAGGATGGTGCGGCGTGAATGACGGTGTGGTCGACCTCCGCGTCGGATCCGAGACCCTGGGCAACTTCGTCATCACGACGCTGTTCGCCGACGAGGATGGTCCGGAGGCCGTGAAGTCGATGATCGACGAGATCCTGGCTCACCTGAGCGAGACGATCTGGTGCCGTTACGAGGAGTTCCAGAGGGCGGAGGGTGAAGACGCCGCCTGAGTAGTCGAGAAGGCCCCGTTATTGCCGAATTACCGGCAGTAACGGGGTCTTTCTGCATTTCCCGAATTGGTTTCCGGAAACGTTCACTTTTATTCGCCCCTAAGCTCGCCATTCTCCAAAATGGACTCATGACCAAAGCGGTCCCGCGGGCGAGCCCCGCCAGGAGAATTAGGTAGAACAATGGCAATTCAAGAGTGTGACGATCCGATGCGTCTCTTCACAGGGCAGTGTGACCACGGAGCGGATGAGCACCGCAGCACCGCGGGCTATCTGCAGTGTGTCGGCCTGGACTGGGTCCGAGACAGCGAGAGCTCCGAAATGGAGTTCGTGGAATTCCACCAAGCGGGTGTGTATTGGTGCGGAGCGGCATTTAGCCTCTTCCCCTTCGAGAGTGAGGCACGTCGAGCGCTTCGCGTGAAGAAGTACATGTGCCCAGCCGGTACGGAATGCCTCGGCCAGCATGAGCTCGCCGACTTCGGAGGTCTGTATTCGGCATCGGGGAGCCAGCGATGATCCGGAATGGAGAACGGCTCACCGCGGCTCGAGATATGGAGGCGATTCCGGTCGTCGGCCGATGCAACTGCAACCGCCGTCATCCGAGCTACATCGAGTTTGCTCGATGCGCCTTCCCAGGCGTCCAGTGGACGAGCTCGTCGGCCGGAGAGTTCGCGATTGTCGTTCGTTGCGGAGACCAGGCCGTAGGGACCCTCTACAGGAGTCTGCGGGAAGCCACTCGACGGTTCGACCAGATCGAGGGTTTGGGGTGCTTCCACCGGGACGGTTGCACCGGTCGTCACTCACTCGTGGCGGTGTTGCCGTAATGGCCTCCTCCAACGGGTGGACAGCCGGGGTGGTGCACCTCGGCCCTCCGAACCGCCAGAGATTCGATGCACCACAACACTTCGTGGAGATGACCCGGATCGAGCGAAGTACTCACGCAGACCATTACGTGGACGCTGAAACGGCCATCCAGGACCGAATCCGACGCCTGGACGAGTCAGGGCAGTCGTACGAACGTGACGGCCTGACGCTTCGGTTCCGGAATGGATCGACCGATGTCGAAATGACGTATCGGAACCCCGGGGCTCCCGATGACTAGAGCAACTCCGGAAGAGGTCGAGGCGATCATCGAATGCCTCGGCACGCTCCTCTACTCGACAGGACCGAGAGAGTTCCGTATTGCGGGGCTCCTCGGCGAGATTCAGCAGGGCCTCGAGCTACGGAGGCAGACCCAGAGACGGCTCGATCTCCTCGAGATCGCCGTTGCCGACCTGGCCCACCCGAAACCACCCGAAGACCTCGAGGTGCTCGACGCCGAGGTTGTGGCTGTCGAGTACGAGGACACGCAGTGAAGCGGTACACGGCACCGACTCGGCCGCCGGTCACGGGTTTGCATTTGGAGCGACTGGGTCAGATTTCGACCACCGACCTCGTTTGCACATGCGGCGAGCGATTCACCACCGAGGCGTGAGTAATTCAGAGCTGGGAGAACCCCGCTCTCGTGACTGGCGTCTCGCTCAACTTCGAAAAATCGCGGGCCTGGATGCAGGACCACAGGCCGCACGGCGAGATCAAACAGGAGCACCCGGAATGAATACCCCCGAAAGCGACTTCTTCATCACGCTCGAGGACCGCATCGCGATCGTCGACCTCCTCCGCGAGATCCCGGAGCTCATCGAGGATCTGGCCGTCACAATCTCCCGTCAGGACCGTCTCGGTACCGGAGGACCGCAGATCTCCTCGGGCAGCTACAAGGAGCGTCCGTTGGTCTTCAACGAGTTCGCCTCCGACGCTGCCGACCACTTGCATGGAATCCTCGGAAGCTGGGCTCGGTATGTCCTCGAGGAGCGTGGGTCCGCAGCATGGCCGGAGGACTCGACGCTGACGATCGCTCGGTGGCTGGACCACAACGTCGTCTCGCTGGCGATGACGCCCGGATCGGAAGAATGCCTCGGCGAGCTCCGTGATGCGGTCCGCCGAGTTCGCCGGGCGGTCGACCTGCCTCCCGAGAAGGTCAGGTCCGCCGTCGATGATGACGAGCTCGCCCGGGCACGGGAGCTCGCGATGTCCGAACGAGTGACGGCAGCGCAGGCGGAGAGGTGGGTCGAAATCCTCGAATACCAGCCGAAGAAGGCCGAAACGATCCGCCAATGGGCGAAAAGGGGAAATATCGAGAAAGGCGAGGACGGGCTGTATTCCCTGGCCGACATTCTCGCCCGAAGTAAACCGCTGGAACGGCCGAAATAATTTCGGTGTCACACTTCGATATGTTAAGCTTACGCTGTAAGGCGAGGACAATCTGAGAAATCAGGTCCTCGCCTTTGGTGTTTCCAGACTCCCCCTAATCCTGCGGTGTAAGCCGGTCCACAAATGGACATCCGCTTCGAGCGGTTACTTGACACACCGCACCTCCTTCGAGATGCCCGCGTCGACACACGCGCCTCGGAGGCATGCCCCTCGACACCCCGCGGTTCCTGCCTGCGGTTGCGCTTGCCGAGGGGCTTCAACTTCCGTCCGGCCGAGTGCCTTCTCCTCGCTCGGTCGGGCGGATCTCCACGACCGAAGGCGATCCCGACGTGACCAGACAAGACCTCGTTGACGAGATCGCCTCGACTCTGAGCTCCCTTCGGGTGGCACGCGCTTCGTACGAGCACGCCGACGTGTTCACCGATCCAGACAACGAGCGCCAGATGGTCGACCTCCGTCGCCGTAAGCGGCTCGTCGAGGACCTGACCAACGAACTGAACGAGCTACTCGACCAAGTCGGTCGGTAATCATCAAGGAGAAGCACAGTGGCGCTAATCATCACATCGAACACACTCGGTCCGATCGTCTTCATTCGGGGCGAGGTCCGCGAAGAAGTCGACGGGAACGGTGTCGTCAACGTCATCGATGCTCACGGCCAGGTCGTCGCGAGCTTCGAACACCGCAAGGCTGGAGTGATCGCCGTACATGTTCCGTGCCCCCTCGACACCGACGAGAATGTCCGATCGACTGTCGGCCCCTCCAAGGAGAGGCTCGCAGAGCTTCGCCGTCAGGATGCCGAGTGGACCGAGCAGTACATCGAGGAGTGTGAAGCGTCTCTGTCGCGGGCCAGGATGAGGTTCGCAGAGTACCGAAACGCATTGGGCGGCAACGAGCCGCACGCCGAGTGACCGGGTACGACTTTGAGCGCCAGGCGCTTCGCCTGGAACGCGAAAACGCAGACCTCCGACGCCAGGCCGATCGAGCCTGGCTCATCGCGATGTCGACGGCACACGAGGCCCAGCGGCACGGAATCGTCTTGGACGCCGAGGGGCTCGGAGAGCACTGGCTCGAGACACGAGCCGCCGAGCTCTACCACGAACATGTTGCCGAGGCACTTGAAGGCTTTCGGAAGACCACGGTCACGGCGTTGTTCGACGCCGAGGATGCCGTCGTCAAGGCTGGCGAGGATCCAGGCAACATCCTGGCCTGGGTGACACGAACCATCCTGCGAGCCAACGGCAAGGCCAAGAACGTGCCGCTCGAGAAGGCGCGAGAGCAGGCCCGCCACGAGGTGGCCGAGATCCTCGGCACCGACACGAACTAGGAGAACAGTGTCCGGACTTCTCGATGTTGCGCTTCCGCCTCAACCGGGCGAGGACCCGAAGAGGACCGAAGCATTCCCATGTGTCGAGGTCTCGATGGGTAAGTCCGGCCGAGTGTTCCAGATCCCGGGCGCTACCGGATGGATCACCGAGGAGTCAGGCGATCTCGTCATCCTCGGCCACCCACTGAGCAAGGACCTCGAGCAGATCTCTCGGCATCCGGCTGGCACGTGGTTCGGAGTTCGCTTCGGCTGGAACGTGGTGGAGGTCTGACGCATGAGCAAGGCGTGGGCAGGCGGCTCGACACGAGCCTGGCGCACCCTCCGAGATTTGATCCTCGAGCGGGACGAGCACACCTGCCAGCAGTGCGGCAACGCAGCGGCCCAGGTCGACCACATCCGAAACAAGGCTGAGGGCGGCTCTGACCACCCCGACAACCTGATGTCTATCTGCATCCCATGTCACGAGGCCAAGACCCGGGCAGAGACGCAGAGGGCGCACAAGCGCAGGCCGAAGGCCCGCCGAGAACCTGAACGTCACCCCGGACTCCTCTGACCCCAGGGGACCACCCCGTCCCCACCGCCTCGCGGCCACCGTTGGGTGCTGCTGCTGAGGCTCCGGACGGGTCTGGGGTTTTTCGCCCGACATGGGCACCACACCCGACACGGGAGGCACAGACATGGCAGGACGAGGTCCAGCCCCCAAACCAGAGGACCAGCGAGCCCGCGGCAAGCGATCCAACCCGAACGGACTCCGCGTCCTCGCTGCAGAGCCCTCGCCCCAGCCCGCACTTCCGGATCTGACACCTGTAGGCGAGCCCTGGCCGACCCTGACGGTGGCCTGGTGGTCGATGTGGGCGGAGTCTCCGCTCGCCGTCGAGTTCACGGCCAATGACTGGTCCGAACTGCTCGATACCGCCGTCCTCCACGCTGCCCTCTGGTCCGGCGACCACAAGGTTGCCGCAGAGCTCCGCCTCCGCGTCGCCAAGTTCGGCGCCACCCCCGAGGATCGCGCTCGACTCCGAATCACCTTCGCCGCTGCCGACGAGGCATACGACAAGCGAGAGAAGCCGACTCGCGGCTCCGATGGTCGCTACGCCGGTCTCCGATCCGTTGGCGGTGCTCAGCATGGGCTGGCGGGGTCCTGAGTACCCGGGCGAACTCCCGACTGGCGGTTGGCAGGTCCTCGAGTGGATGGCCGAGTGGTTGGTCATCCCTGATGGACCCAACGCTGGCGAGCCGCTCGTCCTGACGGCCGAACAGGCTCAGTTCGTCCTCGACTTCTACGCCATCGACCCGCACACGGGAGAGCGCATGATCCGGCGAGCGATCCTCTCCCGACCTAAGGGCTGGGGAAAGTCGCCGCTCATGGCTGGACTGTGCCTTGCCGAGGCTCTCGCCCCGGTGAAGCCGGTCGGTTGGGACGCGGACGGCGAGCCGGTACTGGCGACGTGGGAATCGCAGGGATTCAAGCCGAAGGTCCAGATCCTCGGTGTCTCCGAGGACCAGACCGCCAACACCTGGGATCCGCTCCTGGACATGGTCCGGAACGGCCCCCTCGTCGACATGCCCGGCGTCCAGGCGATGGACACCTTCGTCACGGTCCCCCGCGGACGGATCGAAGCCGTCACGTCGAGCGCGACATCCCGAGAGGGCTTCCGCCCGGTCTTCGCGGTGTTCGACCAGACCGAATCCTGGACGGCGTCGAACGGCGGCAAAAAGGTTGCCGCTGCGGTCCAGCGAAACCTCTCCAAGATGAACGGCTCGTCGATCGAGACGCCGAACTCCTACCGCCCCGGCTTCGGGTCGGTGGCTGAGGACTCGTTCAAGGCCTGGCAGCAGCAGCAGGAAGGGAAGCTCAAGAACGACACCGGCATCCTCCTCGACCACCGTGAGGCTCCGGCGGATACGGACATCACCGACCGCGAGTCGATGCTCGAAGGCCTCCGGATCGCCTACGGATGCAGTGCCAACGCTCCCTGTGTCCTCGCCGAACGACACGACCACCCTGAGCACGAGCCCGGATGGGTCGAGATCCCCCGAATCCTCTCTGACTTCTGGGATCCGGCGACCGACCCCAGTGACGGACGGATGTACTTCCTGAACCAGGTCACGTCCGCCTCGGATGCCTGGATCACCTCTCCCGAGTGGCTGAGTTGCCGCTGGGACTCCGAGGCTCGGGTCATCGACCCGAAGGAGCCGATCGTCCTCGGCTTCGACGGATCGAGGTCGAAGGCCCGAGGCAAGGCCGACGCCACCGCACTGGTCGGCTGCACGGTCCGCGACGGTCACGTCTTCCTCATCCGCGGATGGGAGCAGCCGGACAACGTCGAGGAGTGGGAGGTCCCGACCATCGAGGTCGAGGCCGAGATTCACGACACCTTCAAGAAGTTCAACGTCATCGGCATGTACGCCGACCCCGCGAAGTGGGAGTCCTACATCGCGAACTGGGAAGCCAAGTACGGCTCCCGACTCAAGGTGAAGTCCAGCCAGAAGCACCCGATCGAGTGGTGGATGACAGGTGGCCGGAGCGGCATGGTCGCGAAGGCGCTGTCCCTCTTCCACACCGCGGTGACCGAGGAAGAGATGACGCACGACGGCTCGGCAATGCTGACCCGCCACGTCCTCAACGCACGACGGAAGATCCGCGGCGACCTTGTCCACATCGGCAAGGAATTCCCCGACTCCCCCAACAAGATTGACGCCGCGGTTGCGGCGACCCTCGCGTGGCAGGCCCGACTAGATGCTGTCGCGCTCGGCTACGGCCAGATCAAGAAATTGCAGGCACCCAGACGTCTCCGCTGAGAAGGGGGAACAACGTGGCACTCACCCCGGAACAGTGGCTCGACCGGCTGACACGACGACTCGATGACGAGAGGCCGAGGTACGCCCTCCTGCGGTCCTTCATGACCGGCAACGCTCCACTCCCCGAGGGTGCTGATGGTTGCCGCGAGGCATACCAGAAGTTCCAGCGCAAGGCGCGCACCAACTTCGGTGAGCTCATCGTGGATGCGGTTGCAGACCGGATGTCGATCTCCGGCTTCCGGGTCGGCGGACAGACCCAGGACGACGACATCGCCCGGAGGATCGTTCGGCGAAACCGGCTGGGGAGCAAGTCCAACGACGTCCACCGCGACATGCTGGGCCTCTCGGCCGGATACACGATGGTGCAGGCGGGCCCGAAAGGCGCGATTGTCACGCACGAGCGTCCAGAGCAGGTCATCACCGAGACCGACCCTCTGTTTCCGACGGTCGTTCGGGCTGGGCTCAAGGTCTACCGCGACCAGGTCCTCGGCCATGACTTTGCCTTCCTCCACCTTCCTGGTGTGGTGTTCCGCTACTCCCGCCCGTTGTTCGACGAGCGCGGCGACCTGGTCGACATGCCCTCCACCCAAGGAGGTTGGACGCTCGTCGGAGAAGAGCCGACGATGCAGTCGTTCGTGTCGATCTATCCGTTCGAGAACCGTGACGGGCTCGGCGAATTCGAGACATACACCGATGTCCTGAATCGCATCAACTGGGATGTCCTACAGCGCCTGGTCCTCACGGCAATGCAGGCGTATCGACAGCGAGCCCTCAAGGGCGAGATGGCAACCGAGGACGCCGAGGGTAATCAGATCGACTACTCCTCGATGTTCACCCCGGGTGCCGGTGCCTTGTGGCAGCTTCCGGCAGGTGTCGAACTCTGGGAGTCCCAGACGACAGACCTGACGTCGATCCTCTCGGCAACCAAGGAAGACATTCGAGAGCTTGCCGCGGCCACCAGAACCCCGATGTCCATGCTCATGCCGGACAGCGCAAACCAGTCCGCCGAGGGCGCGGCATCCGCCCGAGAGGCCTTGGTGTTCAAGGCCCAGGACCGGATCGCCCGGGCTGGCTCGGTGTGGGATGCCGTCATGGGTGCCGCTCTGGCGATCGAGCAAGGCCTCGACCAGCCCGTCGAGGACGTCGAGACGCTCTGGATCCCAGTCGAGCGTCGAACCCTGCAGGAGCGAGCCGACGCCGCATCCAAGGCCCAGGACATCCCCTGGCGCAACCGGATGACGGACATCTGGGGGTACAGCGCGGAACAGGTCGACGCAATGGAGGCCAACCGAGCCTCCGATGCCCTCAACGCTGCGATGTTCACACAGATGCCGGCAAATTCGAAGGCTGTCGCCGATGGCGACGCCTGAGACGCTGCCGCTCCTGGATGACGCCTATGCCCGGACCGTTCGTGAGGTCCGGGCTCGGGTCACCGAGTTCGTGGTGTCCAGGTTCGGACCTGCAGCGATCGGTGACGCGGGGCTCTCGGCCTTCCTGACCGAGATCCTCCCGACGGTCCTCGCCGGACGGAGGCAGATCGCCGCACTGACCGACGCCTACCTGGCCGAGCGGCTCAGTGTCTCGCTGGCCCGGACGGTCCTCCCCCAGGGAGTGATCGACACCGCGGCTCTGCGAGGCATCGACCCCGCCGAGGAATACACCCGACCCACGGTCTCGACCAGGACGGCGCTGTCCCAGGACGCGACCGTCGAGCAGGCGGTCGCTGCCGGTGTTCACCGTCTCGTCGACCTCGTCGCGACCGACATGCAGCTCGCCAAGACACACCAGGCGAAGGCGGTCCTGTCGCGGACCCGCGGTGTCCAGGGATACCGCCGAGTCCTCAACGGCAGCGAGAACTGTGCCCTCTGCCTGATCGCCTCCACCCAGCGCTACAGCGTCGGCTCCCTGATGCCGATTCACCCCGGATGTGACTGCGGTATCGCCGAGATCGTCTCCGACGCAGACATGGCAGGTAGTGACGAGCTCCTCGAGCGGGTCCACGACTCCATCCAGGCGCAGCTCGGCATCTCGAATCGCGATGGTCGCACTGACCTCGACTACAAGGAACTTCTCGTCGTCCAAGAGCACGGCGAGATCGGCCCGATTCTGACCCTTGAGCGTCAGAACTTCACGGGCCCTGCAGATCTCCCGCGCTGACCTAAGCGCGGTCTCCGCCCGACAGGGCACCCCCACCCCCACACCCGACAAGGGAGTTGTACCCGCATGTCCGAAGACGTGACCGTCTCGCAGACCGAAGCCGAAGCCACCACGGAGACCACCGACACGGTGACCCCCGAGAAGAACTGGCAGGCAGAGGCCGACAAGTGGAAGGCCCTGGCGCGCAAGCACGAGGACCAGTCCAAGGCGAACGCCGACAAGGCCCGCCAGTTCGACGAGATCACCGAGGCCCAGAAGACCGAGCTCGAGCGAGCACTCGAAGCGGCTGCCCAGGCAACCGCACGAGCCGAAGCCTCCGAGCTCCGCCAGCTTCGGGCCGAGGTCGCTGCCGAGACCGGCGTTCCGCTGAATCTCATCAACGGCACGACCGCCGAGGAGATGGCTGCCAGCGCGGCAGCAGTCCTCGAGTTCCGCGACTCCCAGAAGCACACCCCCGCCGACTTCGGCGGAGGCAAGCGCGGCGAGGACGTCGGGTCCAAGGTCACCCAGCTCACACGCGAGGACATGGCGCGTATGTCGCCCGAGGAGCGCGTCAAGGCGCACGCCGAAGGCCGCTTCGACCAGTTGCTCGGCAACTGAGCCCCCCACACCCCAATTCTTTTGAAAGGTAGCCCAAGATGGCTGTCACCAATTTCGTTCCCGACCTGTGGTCTGCCCGGCTCCTGGTCACCCTCCGCAAGAACACCGTCGCTGCCGCCCTGTGCAATCGCGACTACGAGGGCGAGATCCGCCAGAGGGGCGACTCGGTGAAGATCACCGGACTCGTCCGCCCGACCATCGGCACCTACACCTCCCACACGGACATCGTCATCGAGGACATCGACGACACCACCCGCTCGCTGGTCATCGACCAGTCCAAGTACTTCGGTTTCGAGCTCGATGACGTCGAGCGTGCACAGTCCGTCAACGGAGGCTCGGTCCTGGCTCAGGCGCTCGATGACGCCTCCTACAGCCTGCGGGATGTCGCGGATACGTTCCTGTTCACCACGATCGGCGCAGGTGTCCTCGCGGGCAACCAGATCGCCGAGTCGTCCGTCACCTCCGCCAATGCCTACGACAAGCTCGTCGACATGGCGGTCAAGCTCGACGAGAGCAACGTCCCGACCGAAGGCCGCTGGGCGGTCATCACTCCGGCCTTCCACGGCCTTCTGCTCAAGGACCCGCGCTTCATCGGCTCCGGTGACGCCCAGGGCGCCGAGACCCGCGCGAACGGTCGTGTCGGCGAGGCCGCAGGCCTGACGATCTTCAAGTCCAACAACCTGCAGGCGGGCCCGGGCGCAGGTGCCGGAAAGCTTCTCCTGGCCGGATCCAACAGCGCAACCACCTTCGCCGAGCAGATCGTTTCGGTCGAGGCCACCCGCCTCGAGAAGCGCTTCGCGGATGCCGTCAAGGGTCTGCACGTCTACGGCGCGAAGGTCATCCGCCCCGAGGCCCTCGTCTCGGCTGACGTCATCGTCGCCTGATGAAGGTGCGATACATCGGCCCCAACGGTGCGGTGTTCGTACTCGCTCCCGGTGCCGTCGACGAGCGCACCCTTGCAGCTCGTCTCGCATCCGGAGAGTGGACTCCCGTCGAAGAGTCCACGCCTACACCGCAGACCGGCGATACGGCCGACAAGCCGAAGCCCCGCTCTCGAAACACCAAGTAGCTAAGGCGGTGATCCCGTGACGATGCTTGCCGCCCATACAGACATCGAGGCCATCCTCGAGGGCACCGTCCCGCCCGAGGAGCTCGATCGAGTTCTCGGCCTGATTGCGGTGGCCTCGGCCGCGGTCGAGGAGTTCACCGGATACCGCTTCGCACCGGGCACGTACTCCGTCAGCCGAATCGTCCGAGACGGTCGAGTCCAGCTCGCCGCCAACGTCGCCACGGTTACCGGAGTCCGGCTCGTGAACGAGCGGACCGGTTCGGTCACCGAGGTCTCCGACTACGTGGTCCGAGGATCGACGATCTACAACCTCCCCTGCGGTCGAGTCGAGATCGACTTCACCGTAACCGCTCCGGTGCCGGACGAGATCGTCTCCCTCACCGCGGGGATCGTTGCGGCCACGCTCTCGGGTCCGCCCGTCGGCGCTGACCAGATGACCGCGGGCTCCTACTCGGTCTCGTTCACGGCTTCGTCCGGTCGAGTGTGGCTCTCCGCCTCCGACAAGCTCGTCCTCGGTCGCTACAAGCGGCCTGCCGCGGCGGTGGTGATCCTCTGATGTTCCCCCTCCGGCACACCGTCGACCTTCTGACAACCACTGCAGCCGGTGAGGACGAGTTCGGCCTTCCGATCGAGACCGGAACTCAGTCGACGACCTACAAGGTCTACGGCTGGGCTCCGGTCCGCTCGGACGAGCCGAGGCTCGCCGGTCGCGATGCCGTCACGGTCGAAGTCGAACTCTTCGCCCCGGCCACCTTCCCTGCCCAGCCGCACGACCGAGTTCTCCTCGGCGGTCGGCTCTTCGAGGTCATCGGCCATGCCGAGGACTACAACCACGGACCGTTCGGCTTCCAGCCTGGGCTCGTGGTCAACCTTCGACGAGTGGAGGGCTAGATGGCAGTCAAGATTGTGTGGAACCAGGGGGCAATGTACGAGCTCCGATCCTCACCGGAAGTTGTTGCCCTCCTTGAGGCCATCGGCAACCGCATCCTCGAGGCCGCTGGCGGCGAGCAAGCCGGATATGTCATGAGCTCTCAGCAGGGAGCGAAGCGCCCTCAGGGACGTTGGCGGGTTTCGGTCGCCACCGCTACGGCGGAGGCGATGCTCGACAATGCGAAAAACAACACGCTGATCCGGGCACTCGGTGCCAGTGGCGGTGGTTGATGCCTCAGCTCATCGTGTACCCACTCGTCGAGTCGGTGGTGATCTCCTACCTCCGCCCGTTCGTCGGGACGACGAAGATCGCCACCAAGGTGCCCGACTCCAGGCCGGACCGCCTTATCCGCGTCACCGCGGCAGGTGGATCCGGAGGGACCGTCGTCACCTCGAGCCGCCTCGTCATCGTCGAGTGTTGGGACAAGCTCGCCCCTGACGCTGCCGACCTCGCCGAACTCAGTTTCGCCGCACTCATCGCCGGAGCTCGTGACCACAACGAGCCGCGGATCCGAGACGTCCGAGTTGTCTCCGCACCTCAGTCGTTCCCCGATCCACTGACGAACGCACCCCGGTACCAGTTCACCCTCTCGGTCACGCTCCGCGGCCAAGTCCGCAACTAGCGCCACCGCCTCCTCTGCACTCCCCCTCTTCTCAGGCTTCCGCCTGCCCGAAAACCCCTGAAAGGCCACTCTCATGGCTTACGACAACGAGAACATCCTCACCTCCGAAGCTGGTGCGTCGGGTGTTGTCTTCCGCGCCCCCCTCGGCACTGCCGCTCCCGGTCCGGCCGGTTCGATCCTGCCCGTTGCCTGGCTCGACCACGGTCTGGTCTCCGAGGACGGCATCACCGAGACTCCCAGCGAGGACACCAAGGACGTCAAGTCCCTCGGCGGCAAGATCGTCAAGGTCCTCAAGACCTCCTACGGCCTGGTGTTCAAGTTCCAGCTCCAGGAGTCGAAGAACGCGGTCGTCCTTCGTTCGCTCTTCGGCGAGGGCAACGTCACCGTGTCCGGTTCGACCATCACCGTGAACAAGGGCAAGACGACCCTCCCCTACTCGGCGTGGGTCATCGACACCATCGACGGCGACAACAACGTCCGCAACTACATCCCGAAGGGTCAGCCCCGCCTGGTCGGTGACATCAAGTATGTCCACACCGAGACCATCGCCTACGAGGTCGAGATCACCTCGTTCGAAGAGGCTGGCCTGAACGCGGTCATGACCATGACCGACGCGGACGGCACCGTCACCAAGACGATCACCCTCCCGACGGCTACCGCGGGCACCTTCACCATCTACGTCGACGGTGAGACCACGGCCGGAATCGCCTACAACGCAACGGCTGCCGCAGTGAAGACCGCCCTCGAGGCGCTCATCACGGTCGGCTCCGGCAATGCGACCGTCACCGGCTCGACCGGTGGCCCGTACACCGCGGTCTTCGCCAACGGCGCTGGCCTGGTCACCGCGTCCGGCTCCGGCCTGACGCCTGCAGGCACCGTCACGGTCGCCTGACGTTCCCCAATCCCGCCCGGTGAAGTGCTTCGCCCCCTGGACAGGACCTTGGCCTTTACCGGGCGGGCCGTCCTGTCCTCCTTCCCTCCGAACCTCTGAAAGGTCCTGTCCACCATGCCTACCTTCCGCATCACCCCCGCACACGACGAGTCCGTCCAGGTCAAGTTCGAGATCCCGATCAAGGGACGTCAGAAGCTCCTGGAGTTCTCGGTCCCGCGGGTCCAGTTCCTCTCCAAGCCGATCGCCGACGAGTACGCCGAGTGGTTCTCCGAGCGCTCCAACAGCGAAGAGGGACTCAAGGAACACGATTCGATCCTCAAGCTCCTCGAGCTGACCACGACACCTCAGGTGTACGAGGCCCTCGCCAAGCTGACGGTCGGTGAGCTGAACCAGATCTCGGCGATCTGGGGCGAGCAGTCCACGGCCAGCCTGGGGGAATCCTCGCCCTCCTCGGATTCGTGAACGAACACGAGGGGGCTGTCTGCTCCGACCTCATCGACCGAGGTCTCCGATTGCGAGACCTCGGTACCGAGAGGCTGTCCTGGGATGACCTCGCGGTGATCGTCGTACAGCGAAAGCCGGACTCGGCGATCTCACGCAGCGTCGACCCTCACGCCTGGTTCTGGACGCCGGACCGGCGCATCGCCGCGGACCTCCTGTATCAGGTCGAGATCAACAACTGGATCCAGCTTCACGGATCCATCCCGCCTCCAACTCCGCTGTACGCGAGCGCGGCGGACGCTACGCCCGTCAAGGCGAAGAACTCCCTCCCGGAGTCCGAGCTCCGCAAGCGACTCAAGGCCAATCGGCCGACGCCTGCCGACGCCTCCTGACGGATCTATCCCTTAACTCCCCCTGAGTGATTCGAGATCCCTGGGGTTAATCCGCAGGAGGCCCAGGTGCCCGGTGCTCATGAATTGGCGGTGGCATACCTGCCAATCGTCCCGGAGACGTCCAAGATCGCTCCCGGCATCAAGAAGGCGCTCGGCGACTCAACCAAGCACGCCGACGCTGCCGGTACCTCGATGGGCACAAAGATCACGAACGGCCTGGGCAAGACGCTCAAGACCGGTGCGATCGGTGTCGGTGTCGCGGCTGGCGGTGTCTTGGCGGCATCGATCACCAAGGGCATCGGCCGACTGACCTCGATCGAGGACGCTGAGGCCAAGCTCTCCGGTCTCGGCAACTCGGCAACCACCGTCGCCTCCGTTATGGACAACGCGATGGCGTCGGTCAAGGGCACGGCCTTTGGCCTCGACGAAGCCGCCACGACTGCAGCCGGTGCGGTTGCCGCAGGCATCAAGCCCGGCCAAGAGCTCGAGCGAATCCTCAAGCTCACTGGTGACGCAGCCACCATCGCAGGTATCGGCATGTCCGATATGGGCTCGATCTTCAACAAGGTTGCGACGTCCAACAAGATCCAGGGCGACACGATTGACCAGCTCAACGAGCACGGCATCCCGATCGTTCAGATGCTCGCGAAGGAGCTCGGCAAGTCCGGCGAGGAAGTCGTCAAGCTCGCCTCGGACGGCAAGATCAACTTCGCCTCCTTCGCCAACGCGATGGAGACCGGACTCGGCGGTGCCGCTCTCAAGTCGGGTGAGACCGTCTCGGGCTCCTTTCGCAATATGGGCGCGGCGATGTCTCGCTTCGGCGCTGCGGTTGCTGGGCCGCTCTTCGGTCAGGCAGCGGGAGGATTCGGCTTCCTGACGGAGTCCATCGACAAGGCGACAACCGCGGTCAAGCCGTTCGCTGCCGAGTTCGGCAAGTGGCTCAACAGCGACGGGGTGCCGAAGCTCAAGGAACTCGGAACCTCCGCCAAGGAGACCTTCGACGAGTTCCGCAACTCCGAGTTCGTCACCGGATCCTTCGATCGGCTCAGCGCCATCTTCGGCACGCTGGCCGATACGGCCCAAGCACTCGCACCCTCGGCCGCGGCAATCGCGGTCTCCCTTGCCACCGCCTCCGCGGCCACAGGTGTGTCCGCGTGGCAACTCCTCCTGAGCACCGTCGAGGCGATCGCTCCGATTCTCGACGCCACCCTTGTTCCAGCACTGCAGACCGTCTCCGGCCTGATGCAGGACAACCAGGGTGCTGTCACGGCTCTGATGCTCGGCTTCCTGGCCTTCAAGACCCTCCCCGCCCTCGTCGGAGGCGCGACATCCGCGCTCACACCACTCAAGAACGCCCTCTCGTCGGTTGGAACGTCGACCGCAGGCGTCCAGGCGTCGATGTCGGCGATGGGATCCGACTTCCGTCGACTCGCACCCGAGATCGGCACGACGGGCGCAGCGATGCGGACCCTCGGGACCCACTCCGCGACCGTTCGCGGGATGCAGGACGCTTTCATCGGCGCATCGACGGCAGCCGGAGGCTTCGCCTCTGCCGCCAGGGTCGGTGTCACACCTGCAGTCAACGGCCTCAAGACTGCCGCCTCGGCCTTGGTCGGTGCGGTCGGTGGACCGCTCAACGCTGCCTTGATGGTCGGTGCCGGACTTCTGATCTCGTGGCGCTCTGGTGTTGCTGAGGCCGATGCGAGCGCCAAGCGGACCGAGCAGAGCATCCGCAAGCTCGGAGAGGCCCAGGAAGACCTCCAAGGGATCCTCGCCAAGAACGGCGGCAAGTTCGACACGGAGGCGATCACCAACCTCGGCGACCAGGTTGAGAACGTCACCGGTCGGCTGTCCGAGCTCGGCACACAAGATGCCAAGTGGTGGAACGTCGCGAGCGACATGATCGGCGACGTCGTCCGGGCCAACCGCGGCGCGTCGGACGACATCTCGTTCAACATGGACAAGGTCGCCCAGAAGAACAAGGACGCTGCCAAGGCGATCGAGGACACCGGCCTCTCGGCCAAGTCGCTCGCGGTTGTCATCTCCGGAAACCAGGGCAACTACAACAGCTTTCGGGCGAGCCTGGACACCACAACCGAAGGCGGCAGGCTTGCCGCCGAGGAGATGGATAAGCTCCGAGCTGAGGCGCTCAAGGCACGCGATGCCGCACTCAACTCGACACCCGGCATGTACCAGATGTCCGAGGCGATGGGTGTCCTGGCCGAGAAGACCGGCAGCGCAACATCTAAGGCCGATGCGCTCTACTCCTCCCTCGTCGCCCTCGGTGTCATCAAGGCACCGACCAACGAAGCCCTTGCCAGCCACGGCAAGAAGATCGACGACGTCGTCAAGGGAGCTAACTCCCCAATCGATCCCAATGCGGGAGTCGGACGGGCACTCTTCAACGCTGACGGCAGCCTACGAGTCGTCGAGAATGCGAACGCCCGAGCACTTGCGGCCGAGGTAGCAGAGCTCGGCAAGGGCTACCTCCCAGCGGCTCTCGCCTCCGGCGATGCCGACAAGACCAACGCCCAGCTCAACCCAGCCAGGGACGCTCTCGCCAACCGATACGGCGTCAAACCCGAAGAGGTAAACCGACTCCTCGCGGAGGCCGGTGTCCAGCCTCGGGCGGCGAGTATCGCGATCTCGGTCGAAGGTGGCGACGACGTCGCCCAGGAGATCGGAGCAATCACCACAGGCCTGGCGGTGATCGACCCCGGCAAGCCGAAGGTCATCACTCTGACCACGGACCAGGTTTCCGCTCAGACGAAGACCTTCCTCGAGGGTGCCGGAGCGACCGTCGAGAACATCCCCGGCACCAAGAACGTCAAGATCACCGCGAAGGACGAGGGCACAGTCCCGCTCCTCGAGGCGGTTCTCGCTCGAGCGCACGAGGTCGGTGGCATCAATGCCGTTCCGAACATCTCGCTCAACGACGTCAGGTTCCAGGTCGGAACGGACCAGGCCAAGGGCATCCTCGCGGCCCTCGACGGCACCACGGTCTCCCCTGAGGCTCAGGTCACGATCGACAAGCTCGTGGCCGGTAAGGCTGTCGCCTCCGCCGAGCTCCTCGCTCTGCGAAACCAGGTCACGGACCCCGAGGTCAAGGTCCTGATCGACAAGGCCCTTGCCGACGCCCGCGTCATCAACAAGGCCCTCGACGACGCTGCACGTACTCGGCGAGCCGAGATCGTTCCGTCGCTGGCGGGTCAGGTGGCCTCCGGCCAGATCAACCTCGGTCAGGCGATGTCGCAGCTGTACCCGCCGATCCAGCGGGCAACAGGTGGCCCCGTCTCCGGGCCCGGCACCGGTACCTCGGACTCGATCCCGGCGATGCTCTCCAACGGCGAGCATGTCCTCACCGCGTCCGATGTCGCAAAGGCTGGCGGTCACGGAGCCGTCTACCGGCTTCGTCAGGCCATCCAGAACGGGTGGGCGCACTTCGCCACGGGCGGAGCCGTAGGGCGAGCGATCGACGCTGCACGCTCTGTCACCGGCAACAAGTACGACTGGGGTGGAACCGGACCGACGAACTTCGACTGTTCGGGATTCGTCGGCTGGCTACAGCAGATCCTCATGGGTATCGAGGGCTCGACCAAGCGGCTCTACACCACGTACTCGCTCATTGACGGCAACCTTGCCGGACTCGTTCCGGGACTGAACCCCAACTCTCCGTTCAACGTTGGTGTCTCCCAGGAGCACATGGCGGCGACGCTGGCGGGCCAGAACGTCGAGTCGGGCGGTGCCAACGGTACGTCCGGAATCGGCTCAGACCGAGCCGGTGCGGCCGACTCCCAGTTTCCGTACAAGTTCCACCTCCCGACCGAGCTCATTCCCGGCTTCACGGCGGATGACCTCGACGCCAACTCCGCAGCGGCTCTCGCTGCCGGAGATCGCAAGGGCTTCGGCGGAGCTGCGAACGCGGACTGGACCGAGGCCGACAACCTCGCCCTACAAGACGCCCGAGTGGCGATCGAGCAGGCCCGCGAGGACCGCGACAGAATTCGGGCCGACGCTAACCGCAGCGACTCGGATCGTCAGGATGCCGACCTCAAACTGGCTCGAGCGGAGCAGAAGGTCCACGACCTCGAGTCTCGGCGAGATTCCAGCGGCATCAAGGCGATGTCCGATCGCTCTGCCCCGGCTCTGGCAGCCGGTGGGATGACCGACGAGTCGATGGAACTCCGCAACGCGGAGATCGCCGTCACCGAGGCCCAGCTCTCGCGTGACCAGGCGTACGCCTCGACCGACTCAACCTCCCTCGACCTCGAGCAGGCCGACATGGCGGTCTACTCGGCACAGAACCGCCTGGACGAAGTCCGCAAGCGGTTGGCAGAGGGCGAGAAGAGCGACGAGCCCCGGCTCAAGTCGTTCACCGAGATCGGTTCCGACCTCGGTGGCATCCTCGCTGGCGGTCTTCTCGAGACCTTCGGCCTACAGGACTCGATTCTTGCGGATCCGAGCAAGCTCACGGCAGGACCGGACACCTCGGTGACCGGCGGGTACACCACCCGCGATCTGCCGAAGGCAAAGGGTACGACGACCTCCGGCCGAGGTACCGCGGTTGTCCCCAACCTCCCGTCGATGAACATCTCGACGGAAGAGGCGATGACCCAGTTGCCGATCACCCCCGGACCGGGCGGGTCGATGGCGGACTGGATCCGCAGGTTCGGGCTCCCGTTCGACCAGGGCGGCCTCGCAACAGGTCTCGGCTTCCTGCCGAAGGCCACGATTCGACCGGAGCGGGTCCTCTCTCCGGAGATGACGCCGATCTTCGACCGCTTCACCGCTCAGCTCGAGGCCGGTGCCTCGGTCGGCGGTGGGTCCGCCCCGGTCATCCATATCGAGGTCCACGGCAATGCCAACACCGCCGAGATCGAGCGGGTTGTCGACCGTGCGCTCCGGAGGAACAACCATTCCAACGCTCGCACTTCCAGGAGTCGCTAAATGAGCCATGACATCAAGTATGTGGATGTCACTGGCCGATCCTGGTCGTTGTACGGCGAAGACGCAGGTACGGAGGGAGTGTGGATCCTTGATCGCCTCAAGGGCTTCTACCTCCCTCCGGCCGAGCGTCTGACCTCGACGACCGCAAACCAGATCGGCTCGACACCACGAAAGACCGTCCAAAACGAACGCATCCTCGAGATGCTCATCTGCACCACGGCTGACACCACTGATGACCACGACAAGGTCGAATCCGACTGGTGGAGTGGACTGTCTCTCGAACAGGCGGGACGACTCGAGGCAACAGCGGACGGCAAGACCCGCTGGCTCGACGTCATCCTCAAGGAGTACCCGAACGACACCTGGATCCTCGGTCCGGATATCAACAACTACCAGGAGCATGACATGCGCCTGGTGGCCTGTAATCCGGCCTTCCAAGGCGGCACGAGGTCTGTCGAGGTCACCGGATCCGGCACTTTCAACATCACGGTGTCCAACCCAACCGATCGACCGATGTGGCTGAACTTCGTTGGTACCGCGGGCACCTGGAAGATCCCGGACGGGCTCTCCTCCCGGATGGTCACGCTCCCTGCCCTCGCCGAGGGGTGGAAGCTCTGGACCGATCCGCAAGTGCGCTCGCTCGAAGTCGACAGCGGAGCTCCGGTCTGGCCCTCCGTGATGAAGGGCGTCACCTTCACGAAGGCGATCCCTCCGCACACCAAGAAGACCCTCATCCATCCTCAGATCGTCTCCGGCTCCGGAACTCTCCGCGTCGAGATGGTCGATCAATACTCGCGACCCTGGGGGTGATCGGTGTCTCTTCTCTCCGACCTCTCCGCCAAGATCGACGCTCGACGTCGCAGCGAGGAGGAGCTCCGCGACGCCCCGGACCGAATCGTCGTCTGCGATAAGGAGTGGAACTACGTCTCGGATGTCGAGAGCTGGATCGAGTACGACGTCGCGGTCGAGGTCAACGACACCGAGGAGGGCTGGTTTTCCATCCCTGGTGACCACCCGCTCGCGGACTGGCTCGTCCACGGCACCGGCCTCGAGGAAGACCTCCACTTCTACATCGAGACCGCGGCCGGAATGCGTCTCGGCTACAAAGTCGACGAGGTCACTCGTGAGTACGACGCGGTCGAAGGCTACGAGACCGTCAGCGTTCGCGGGCTCCACGACTTCGAACACACCAAACACATTCTGTTCCAACCCAACACAATCGCTCCACTAGAGCTGCAGGTGCCCAAGTCGGATCTGCAGGCAGGCCGGTCGAAGGGTGTCGTCCGGTCGTACTTCTTCCGGAACCTCGCCCGGATGCAACAGCCAGGATGGTTGTTCGGCTTCAACCTCTGGGGCGCGTCCAACTGGCAGTCCAACATGATCCCGGACCAGTGGCAGGTCATCATGGCCCCGCAAATCGGTCCGGACACATCCGAGTGGACGATTCTGTCCGCCCGAATGGACTACGGGTGGGACTTCGTCCGGAGGACGCTCGACGATGCGGGCCTGCAGATCACCGCCAAACGGTGGCTCCCTGGCGATCCTCAGCCATTCCCCACACACACCACCCTGAGCAAGCCGACGCTCGTCCTCGATGTCGTCGAGCGGTCGTTCCTCTCAGGCTCGACCGGCACGATCCTCGATCCGATCCTGGACCTGATTAGGGTCATCGCCCCGGACGGAACATCCGAGACGATCACCATCGCGGACCCAAACTCCGGACCTCAACCTCCGGAAGGTATCCACGCCCCCGTCGTCATCTGGCGGGCAAGCCAACACCAAGGCCTCGCAGGTTCACGGATGGTCGTACACAAGGCCAACCGCCACACCGTGGTAATCGGCGGCAAGAGCCCGCAATGGGTCAACTCCTCGATCAAACTCCTCCTGAACTCAGCGCTCGGCTGGATCGGTACGTTGATCGGCCTACCCGGCCTCGGCCTCGGCCTGTTCGACAAGGCCGTCGAGGACGTCGTCTTGGCCTGGCAGCGGTTCACGAGCTGGACCCGCAAGTCCTCGATGGGCTCCCACGCCTACAAGGAGGACTTCGCTCCGGGCGATGCCTGGACGATCTCGGGTCTGCAGGCCGGTCGAGTCGGTCTCTTCGAGGGACGCGGCTACGTCAGCTTTTCGGCCTCGGTCGTCGACTACAGCCCTTATGTGGTTGGCCGAGACGTCAACCTCGGTGACCGGTGCGGCTTCGAGATCGGTGGCCGAATCTGGCTTTCGCACATCGTGAAGCTCAGGCGTCGAGCGAGCCGGGAGGTTCCCGCCGAGTGGCTCATCACCGTCGGTGACTCTCGCGATGACGAGCTCGCTGGCACCAAGGCGCTCCGCCACCTCGAGACCCTCCGCAACGAGGTCAGCCGCTACTCCTCGTCCATCTAATACGCACCGGCAGAGGACCGCTCAGAGACTTCTCTGGGCGGTCTTCTCGTTGGGCGCACTCCAAAGGATCGCCCGTGACACATCCCGCATTCCCGTACGACGACTGGCCCGCGGACATGCATCCGATGGCCTGGGTGTTTCTCCACCCGCCGACTGATGTCGAGGCCGGGTCCATGCCCATCAACCTCAACGCCCAGTTGATGAACGCCTTTGCCAAACACCTCTTCGACGACCTCGGAGCCACGCTCCCCGCGACCGAACCCCGGACCGAAGAGCTCACCATCACGATCACGAAGAAGGACGTCGGCCAAGTCTTCGACAAGCTCATCGACGACACCGCACCTGTCCACGTCATCCGAGGCGCTCTGCCTCCCGGCTTGGTTCTCTCGCACGGTCGGATCTCGGGAACCGCACTGCAGACCAGTGTCTCGATGCTGACGCTGCAGATCGGACCCCAGGTCCACTACCAGCGCAGCCTCAACGGCGGGCCACTCAGCAATCACAACCCCGGCCGGTGGGTCGACATCCGCAAGCCCCTCGAGGCTCCCCCAACACTTCCGACGCTCGCCGATCTCGGATCCGACGAAGCCAATGCGCTCCGCAACCTCAGCGACGAACAGGCCGCGGCGATCCGCGCACTTCTGGACGCCCGAGATGAGCAGCGTGCCACCACTCCCGAGGAGGTCCAGTGACTCAGTACCCCGTCGACCACGTCCTCCTGACCGAGGCCGACAGCGGCCTCCGGTCAACCACTCAGTTCCTCGCGGTCCACACCTCCGAAGGTGCGCTGACCGTTCCGAGCCTCCTGGCCTTCTGCGCGAACAAAGCCAACGGAGCCTCGTACAACACGGTGATCGACCGCCAGGGCGTCACCGGTCGAAGCAACGACGACGAGTTCGCCCCGTGGGCAGCCGGGTACACCGGCAATGCCCGCGGCTGGCACGTCTGTTGTCTTGGCTTCGCCCGGCAGTCCCGAGACGAATGGCTGTCCTACTCAGGCCAGATCAACAAGCTCGCCGAGATGCTGGCGCACTACTGCCGTCAGTACGGCATCCCGCCCGTGAAGATCTCGGCCGCTGACCTCCGGGCCGGACGCAAGGGCATCTGCGGTCACGCCGAGATCTCCCAGGCGTGGGGCGAGGTCAACCACACCGATCCCGGTCCCAACTTCCCGTGGGACGTCGTCATCGCCAAGACCGCAGCACTGGTGAACGGCACCCCACCTCCCCCAACCTCCGGAGGCTTCCTCATGGCTCTCAACGACGCAGAACAGCGCGAACTCCTCGAGCTCGCCCGCTACATCAAGGGCCAGCTCGGCCCGTGGGCTCAGCTCGGAAAGAACGAGAAGGGCGAGAACCTCACCCTCGTAGATGCTCTGGCCCGCCACACCGCGGGCGGCACCAAGTGAACTCGCAGGAACTCGCTGCCGAGTTCTTGCGCGAGAAGCTCGAAGCCCAACCCTGGTGGCGGCGAATCGCAAACACCGTCACCGCGGCCTTCGGTGCCCTTGTCGGTATCGCCTGGCTCGCAGTCTCGCTAGGTCTGGACCTGCCCGCTCCGGTGATGGCCGGAGTCATGGCCGTTGTCTCACTCGGCACTGTCATCGGTGTTCGCAAGACCCCGAACGGAGTTACCGAGCGGCAGATCGCCGAGCTCGAGGACTACGTCGGCCGCCACCGCAAGGAGGGCTGACCGATGCTCAAGACCATTCTCGATTGGCTCACGCCCGAGACGATCCAGGCCCTCGGTGTCGCCTTCGCAGGTGCCATCACCGCGTGGCTCGGTCGAGAGACGATCCTCCGCAAGAGGCTCCAAGGCGAGTTCGACGAGCTCAAGAAGTCGCTCGCCAAGGTCCAGGATCTCCTCAAGCTCGCGACTCGGTACATCCGAGATCTTCGCTCCCACAACACGAACCTCGCCAACCTTCTCCGGCAACACGCTCCGGATGTCGAGGTCCCGAACGAGCCGCAGCTCCCCCGTGAGCTGGATGAGGAGTTGTAACCCATGACCACCCCAGGCGGCGGAGTTCCCACCCCTCCCGACAACGGATTCGGTGACCTCCAAGGAGTCGGCAATTGGTTTGGAAACAACCTCATCGGCACCCTCTTCGGCGGCTTCCCCAACATCCTCTCGGCCATCTTCGGCACGGTAAACAACAGCTACGTAGCGGATCTCGAGATCGTCAACGATCACACCGGCCAGATCCAGACTATGCAAGGGCAGATCGAAGAGATGCTCCTGCAGGGTTGGTCCCAAACCATCTACAGCGATTACTGGTACACACCCAGCCCCGGCGTCGTCTCGGTCGAGATCATCCTCATCGGTGGCGGCGGAGGCGGCGGTGCCGGGGAGTGGAACATCGCTCCCGGTTACCAGACGGGAGGTGCCGGTGGAGGTGGCGGGGGCGAGGTCCACACGGTCATCCCGGCGTCGCTCCTGGAGAAGAACCTCACGACCGGGGCATACCTGCCCATCCTCGTAGACATCGGTGCCGGTGGCGCTGGCGGCACCTCGTCCGGCGCACCAGGTTCAGGCGGCGCACCAACGCTTTTCGGCTCCTACCTCTCTGCCGGTGGTGGTGTTGGAGGGCTCGGTGGCGCATCCGCGGGAGCCGCGGGCGGCGCAGGCGGCTACGGCATGATCCCCGGCGGTGCCGGAGGAAGGGGCAGCGCCAGCAGCACCAACGGCACCGGAGGCACCGCAGGCGGAGCGTCGCTCAGCGCCTACAGCCTCAACGGGGGCGGAGGCGGTGGAGGCGGTGGCGGAGGCGGTGAGTCCTCGCCAGGAGCCCCCGGCGGAGCAGGTTCGATCTACCCCGGCGGCACCACAAACGGAGCCCCCGGCACGAGCCGAACCATCATCGCGGTCGGCGGTGGAGGTGGCGCAGGCGGAACACGAGAGTCGAGCCCCGGCGGTGTCGGCGGCTTCCCCGGAGGCGGAGGCGGCGGAGGTGGATCCAAGCTCACCGCGAGCGCCCAGCTCTACGGCGGCAACGGTGCCTCCGGCATGGCGTGCATCATCGAGCGGATGAACTAATGCGCTCGAATCTCGTCGTATTCACCGCCAACGGCACCTGGGTCAAGCCTCCCAACCTGTACGCCATCGAGGTCCGCGTCCGCTCCGGCGGTGGCGGCGGAGGTTCCGGCGCCACCCGTGACGGGGCATCGGACACCAACACACCAGGCGGACCCGGAGGTGGCGGCGGGACACTCGTGCAAACAAACCGCCGTATCCCGGCGGCGGAACTTCCTGCCACGGTCGCGGTTACGGTCGGGCCGGGAGGTGCGGGGGGTGCCGTCTCCTCCACTCCGAACACTTTCATGGCCGGTAAACACGGCGGCACCTCAAGGTTCGGCGACATCCTCCTCGCTGAGGGCGGGTACGGCGGCGGATACGGCGCGGATCCGAACGGCTCCGTCAACACCGGCAACGGTGGCTACGGCGGGTGGGGCATCTTCCGCGGTGGAACCGGCGGGGCCAACGGCATCTGGTCACCCAATCAGAACGCGTTCGCGGCTCCGGTACAGCGATGCTCCGGCGGTGGCGGCGGCGGTTCTGGTGCCGGGCTGTACTCCGGAACACCCCGAGCCTCAAGCGCTTACGGCTGGTCCGGATTCACAGGAGCGCCACACGTACACAACCCCGTCTGGTGGCAGTGGGACATGTCCGGAAACGGAGCCTACGGCCGCACCGAAGGTTCAAACAATCTCGGCAACGCTGCCTTCCCATGCGGAGGCGGAGGAGGTGGGTGGGGCGGAAACGCCACCCCCATGTCCGGAACCCCCGCCTCGGGACTGGCCGGAGCAGGTGGCCCAGGTGCCGCCGGAGTCGTCACTGTCTTTGAGTATCTATTTGACTTGGAGTCCTAATGCCCAACACGGCAACACTTCTCGCCGAGAATCTCGGCGGCTTCGCCGGTCCGGCGAACCTCTACCAGCTTGACGTACCACTCATGGGCTTCGACCATGTCATTGCTTGGATCCAGACCTTCGGCACTCCCGAGGCTGTTCTCGTCGCAGCGTTCCCCTCGGGAGCTGCGAGGTCGATGACCCGGCTGCCCGGTAGCTACGTCGGCACCGAGGTCTCCCACGCTGGCGCTCTCTTCCTGGCCGGATACACGGTCGTCCTCCCCGAGCCGGAGCCTGAGACACCTGCCGACCCCGAGCCCGTGTCGCCCGCGGTCGAGACCGATTCGGGTGAGCCGGTCGAAGGAGACCCGGCGCCAGCACCCGAAGGCGGTGCGTGATGCCTGACATCGGATTGCCCACACCCATGGGAAAGCTCAACCTCCCCACGGTGGGTGACTTCGTCTACACCTACGAGTACTCGGACGGTCGACTCTTCGCCGAGGACGCCGAGCTCTACTTTCTTCTCGGCGATCCCGACGAGCCCCAGGTTCAGTGGGACTTCGTCATCTCCGGTGCCGTAGCGAGCATCAAGAAGGAATCCACCGACGTCGCCGACATCGAGCCCGGCACCAAGTTCTGGCTCATGTACCGGGACGGCAGCACCACGCCGACGACCGAGGACGAGCTCCTCACCGGCACCGTGAAGAAGGTGAATGCGTAATGGCGACTCTGATCGGGTCGGGCGGTGACCACATCGAGATCGGACCCGGAACTCCGACCACGACCGGAGTCCTCAACCCGCCGACTACCGGTGTGCCCGGCATCCTCGTCCCGATCGAGGGCAGGCCCGGCACCTCCATCACGATCTCCGGGTCGGTGGCGACCTACGCCGGGCTCCCCGACGATCTCGGCCTGGCCGACAAGGGTGCGCTCTTCATCGTCCAGGCGGACGGCCTCGGCTACGTCTGGGACGGCACCGAATTCCCCGCGAACGGCGAAGGCATCGAGATCCGCGGACCGCAGGGTGTCTCGATCACCGACATCACGGTCTCCGGTGACCAGCTCATTCTCGAGATGTCCGAAGGCGTCGACTACGTCCTGACCGTCCCCGCTCTGACCCAGGCGTCCACGGACGCGGCAGCGGCAGCGGCAGCACGCACGGCAGCCGAGACCGCCGAAGCGAACGCCGAGGCGGCCCAGACTGCAGCGGAGACAGCTCTCACCCAGGCGCAGACCGCGAGGACCGACGCACAGGCAGCCAAGGCAGCGGCCGAGACCGCAGAGGACAACGCAGCAGCCTCGGCCACGTCCGCGTCCGGGTCGGCGACAACGGCGACGACCAAGGCCGGTGAGGCGTCCAACTCCGCCACGGCGGCAGCAGGATCCGCGACGACTGCAGGCACCCACGCCGCGAATGCGGACAGCTCCGCAACAGCAGCGGCAGGGTCCGCCTCGAGCGCCAGCACGTCGGCGACGAACGCCAGCACCTCCGCAACGGCGGCAGCCGGGTCCGCCGACGCGGCAGACGAGGCCCGCATCGCTGCCCAGGCAGCGGCAGCCGAAGCCGAATCCGCTGGCGGTGTTTCCACTGCCCGGCAGATCAACACGGGCACCGGGTTGACGGGTGGCGGCGACCTCTCTGCCAACCGCACCATCGCCCTGGACTCAGCCTCGATTGCCAGCCTCGCCAAGGCCGACGCTGCAGCCCCCCAGGAGACGGTCGACAACCTGCTCCTCACCTTCATCGACTTCTCCGACTACGTCTCCGCTGGCTTCTCGACCGTCGAGCGCACCGACACCAAGGGCCAGCCGGACGGCTACGTACCGCTGGACGAGAACGCCAAGGTCCCGGCGCTGCATCTCCCGAGCTACGTCGATGACGTCCTCGAGTTCGCCACCCTCGGAGGTTTCCCGGCGACCGGCGAGACCGGCAAGATCTACGTCGCGACCGGGACCGGTAAGTGCTACCGGTGGTCGGGATCCACCTACACCGAAATCAGTCCCTCCGAGGTCAACTCGGTAGCGGGCAAGACCGGTGTCGTCACCCTCGTGAAGGGGGACGTAGGGCTCGGCAACGTCGACAACACCTCCGACCTCGCCAAGCCGATCTCGACGGCCACCCAGGCAGCGCTGGACGGGAAGCTACCCCGAGCCACCACAGCCGGGTACAAACTGTATGCCCGCGAGGATCTTTCCGACGTTTTGATCGACTTCTCCTCGCAGCCGAACGCCTTTCAGGTGGCCCAGCGATACGACTCCGGTCGTCTACGTGTCGGCACCGCCGTGGACAGCGCGGACGCAGTCACCAAGGCCCAGCTCGATGCGGTCCCGTACAGCGTGACGTTCACGCACACAGGCGATTCGGTCCGCAAGACCGGCCTCGGCGCGAACACCGCAGGCATCGACATGCCGGATCCAGTGACCTTTACGCGGATGCGGGTACGCCTCACCACTGCGGACGCTTCCGGCACCACGACCGTTCGGATCCTCAAGAACGGTTCCGCGACCGGCATGCCGTCCGTCTCGATCACCGCACCCGCCACGACCGGCTCGACGACCGGCTCGTGGTCCTACGCCGAGGACGACCAACTCACCGTCGAGATCACGGCGATTGGTACCACCCCCGGCAAGGGATGCGCGGTCAACCTCAAGGGGACGTGATGCCACACATTTTCGTCCCAAGCTTGAACGAGGGGTTGCTCTTCTCCGACGACTTCAACCGTGCCAACGGCAACGTCGCCAATGGCTGGGTCATGGTCTCGAGCACCAACCCGACGATCGTCAGCCAGCAGATCGGGCAGAACGCAGCGAACAACAGCGGCGACCGTTGGGCGCTCTGGCCGGTGGACTGCCTCTCGGACGACCAGTTCTCACAGTGCACGATCCGAGGCGCTGCCACGACGAGCTTCGAGTCGACGCTCCTCCTCACCCTCGGGGCGAGCTCGACTCGCGCCACTCACGTGTCTGCAGGTCTCGCGGGAGGTCGGGCGTACGTCCTGCGGAACACCACAGCGGCGAACGACGCCTCCTCCTCGTACGTCGCCCTCTCAACCGGCATCAACCCGGTGGACGGGGACATCGCACGCTTCGAGAAGACGGGCAACCTCTACACCCTCAAGATCAACGGTGCATCGGTCGTGACGTGGACTGACACCTCGAGCACCGCCACGGTCGGCTCGAGCAATCGGCGCGTCGGCTGGTCCACCCGCTGCGGTGGCACGAGGCAGTCCTTTGCCCTCGACGACTGGTCTGGCGGTGACCTGTAGCAACCCGGTGCTCGTTTGCTCATTGTTCACCTTCTAAGCGTGACAACGCTGAGGGTCGGCGGGGACGATTGTCCGATGATTACGAAGCACCAGCAGCACGCCGAGGAAGTTATCCACCACCTCGAGTCGCTCCTCAAGGACGACACGGGCATGGCGATGGTCGGAAATCCGGACTCGGCTCAGCGCACGCCACCCACCATCGAGCAGGAGCGGGAGATCCGGGCGGACCTTGCGGAGGCATACCGGCTCTTTGAGATCCGAGTTACCGTCCCTGAGTTCAACGATCGCCAGTCCCTTCTCGCCCTCTGCAACAAGTACGGGATCTCAGCTCCCTCAGACCAGCAGACCGCCTGAACACACCCACGACAGAGCCCCCGTCGATCCAAGTGATCGGCGGGGGCTCTTTTCGCGTTTCGGAACCTAGTCGAGCTTCTCCGGCTGGAATTCACCGAAGACGCCGCGATCCTCACCGCGGAGGTACGCCTCGTGTTGAATGTCGGCGCGAGCCGCCAGGCGCGAGCGCGCTGCGCGTTCGCCATTCAGGCGGTCGCGACGCTTCCCCGACCATGTGCCGAATCCGACGACACCGCCCCACACGACGAGGCCGAGGACGGCGATTCCCAGAATCACCTTCCACCACGCCAACACGAGCGCGAAGACGATGAACAGGCCGACGATGCCGACGACGTTCTTCACAGTCACTCCTTGAGTAGGGCGGTGGCCGAGGCTTCCCTCCTCGACCACCGCGGTGTTGAACGTTACGTCAGTGGGCCGACAGCGACCGGCGACGAGAGACCCATCGCGACGTCGCAGCGGCAGCGGTACCGAGGACCAGGCCGAGAGCCGGGAGCCAGAGCAACCCCTCGACCGCGGCCACTACTACGACCAGGACGAACGAGACGACAGAGAGGATGGACAGAGTTCGAGACATTGGGACTCCGAGAGGGTGAGCTGACCCAGGCGCGAGAACAGCAGCCGGGTGGTGATGCCTCAATTTTCCGGGATCTCGAGCTTCGAGTCCAACGAAACCAAACTCTCGGTGGCGGGATGTTGGCTGGTCATGGGCGCAACCCGGTACCGTTCGCCCGTGAAAAAATTCTGCGCGTTCTACCGAGGGAAGCTGTCGCTAGCAACCCAATTGGTTGCCCCGATTGCACTAGCCCTCGGTGTGGCGGGTGGTGTCGTCGGCTCCTGGGTCATCGGGCCGACTGATTGGTGGGACCCGGATAGCTTCCGCATAAATGTGGCCTCAGCGATCGTTGGTGCACTCATCGGCATCCCGTTCGCTCTCGTCGGCCTCGCGTTCGTCACGGCTAACCGGGAGGAGCGCGTTCGCCTGGACGACATCACGAAGCTCACCAACCGAGCCTGGGAACGCTTCAAGTCGTCGGTGATTGCCGCAACACCGCCCGCGATCACGAGCCACCTCACCACGGACGGCGCGGACGTGGACGAGATCGTCAAGAAGACGCTAATCCGCCTCAGCCACTACCGGGCACTGGCAGGGGTGCCGCCCGGCACCGGTCCGTATGACGAGAACATCATCACAACTCCCGAGAAAATCGATGAGCAGGAGATCCGGCGCGAATTCGACGAGCTGATCTCGGAACTCGAGGGGGCGGTCTTCAAGATCCGGGGCGCGGTCGACGACACGACGTTCGTATCGCGGACCTGGACTGAGCTGCGGATGCGGTGGGACTACCTCTACGGCGAGATCCGGACTCGACGCATCACCGAAGGTCTCGGATGGATCCCCGGTGAGCTCGAACTCGACCTCGAAACAAGGCTCAAATCTTCACCACCCCTCCATGCCGTCTTGGCAGCGCTCGGACCGGTCGAGACTCTCATTGCCGACCTCAAGACGTACACAGCGCAACCGACGCTCGACTACCTTCTGAACCCTATTTACTTCCTTACAACCGCCGACACGCTCAACACCATCAAGGTGGGTCCGCCCTCGATGCTTGCGGTAACGGAGCTCGGCAAACTTCGAGGCACGGTCCTCGAGGCGGATCGAGATGAGTCGTGGCGATCTCGGGCCAAGTTGGACGACTAACCCGAGACCGCCGAACCGTCAGCGTACGAAAGCCTTCGGTGTCGAACTCAGCACCGCTCGGCTCCCGCGTCACGGATCGCCCGGGTCCAGGTGTCCCGCTCCTTCTGCGAGGCGGTCTGGAACTCCGCAGACTCGGCCATGAGCTCGAGGAACTCCTCCGCGGCTCCCGAGCGGTTGCTCGCACCTGTACCGGCACCGAACTCCGTCTCAAGCTCTGCGGACTTGTCCAGGATGTCGGCCATCGCCCGGCACGCATCGGCGTAGGACGCCGACATCGGCAAGCTCGCAGTGTCATCGGCGACTGCCGGAGCCGGTGCCGACGTCCGGATCGTCGAGGGCCTCGGAGCCGTCGACACCCCGGTGTTCGGGCGGGACAAGACGGTGATCGAGTCGACCCGCCACCAGCCCCCGACCGTGATCATCTCAACTTGGAGCGTTGTCGAGCCGGTACCCGGTGCCTCGACATCTACGAGCGCTGTCGCGACTCCCCGCTTGGCATCGAACGCAGTGATCTCGTTCCGGGACACCGTTCGGCGGGTGTCGCCCTCCTTCACTGCAGCCCAGGCCGCAACCTCGGCGTCCCGCCGGAGCTGGCTCTCGGACAGGACCGGGTATTCGTACTCGACCGCGCTTGTCGTCGGTGCGATCGGTTGGGGGTCCGAGCTACCCAGATCCGAACACCCGGCAAGCAGCGGGACGAGAGCCCCGGCGACACCGAGGCGGAGGAGAGACTGACCAACACTCAT